CCCTCGGTAGGGTTGAGCAGCAGCCACCATTTCAGGAGTTGGAGGATGAGGTCGTACAAGTCGGCACTCATAGTCAGAACTCATAATCGGTTTGGCGTTTGGGTTCTTCAGCTTCATAGGAAAGCTCATTATACCGGCAAGTGGAAAGGTCATACGAAATGCGGCTGGCAACACCAACCTCACCCGAATAGCGGTTTTTCAATACCCGAACAGTGGTTTCATCACCACCTCTCTCAGACTGCTGGTCACGCTCCAGGGCGATCACAGCATCCGATAGCTGACCAATGGAGCGGCTGCCCCGTAGCTTGTTCAGCTTGATCCGCCCACCCTCTTCATACGGCTTCCCATTGTCATCACCGCTGACGTGGCATACAAGGAACAAGGTGATCCCTGTACGTTCAACCAGTGACCGCAGACGGGTCATGGTGATGTCAATGGTTCTCCGTTCATCACCGTCCAACCCACTGAGCAGGATGGATAGGTGATCGAGGAAGACAACCCTTACCTCCAAACCAGAGGCAAGGTATTCAATCCTGTTGTAGATCACATCAGGATCGTAGGATCCGAAGCCATCAAAGAGGAACAGGTTCCATTGAGCCAGGGTGTCGTCATAGACCTCCTTTAGCTCCTTTGGATCTTGCTCTCCAAGGTGAAAGGGTTTGCCTGCATGGCAGGACATGAGCCCTAGAGCAGTGCGGCGGTTGGACTCTTCAAGTGCGAGATAACCCACTCGTTCGCCGCTGGTAAGTAGATGAGTTGCAAGCTCTCGACAGAAGGAACTTTTGCCGATTCCACTTCCCGCAGTGACCGTAATAAGCTCTCGGGATCTAATACCGTGAAGTTTCGATTGAAGCCCCTTATACGGGTATTCATGAAGACAGGATTCAGTGGGCTGGGTGATGACAGAAAGGAGGGACTTGCCCTCCACAATGCCGTCAGGGCGATAGGACTTGGCATTCCAGATCGCCCGCTTGATCTCTTCCGCCTGACCAGCAACAAGAGCCTCAGAAGCGTCCTTGAAGTCAGCCAGCGAAGCAATCTTTACTTTGCCAGGTGGAAGAACTGAAGCAGCTTCAGCGGCTGCAGCACGTCCTGCATCATCGGAGTCAAAGAACAGGACAACCTCCTCGTACCCCTGCAGCCACTCCATCTGTTTCTGGATGGCCTTCTTTGCTGCCTGGGCACCATTGGGGATTGACACCATGGGCCAGCCAGGCATGGCCTGGTAGCAGCTCATGGCATCGAACTCCCCCTCGGTGATCACAACACGCTTCCCCGTTGGTGGGAATAGCTGCTGACCAAAGAAGCGGCTATCAGGGTTGCTACCCTCCCACGAAAATACCTTGTCCTGTTGGCGGATCTTGGCCCCAGTGATCTGACCACCCTTGTCGGTGTAGTAGAACCTCAGAACCTTGCCGTCAAATAGGGCACGGTATTTCCTGCAAGTCTCTTCATTGAGCTTGCGGTTGGGTAATGATCTTGGTTCCCCAAGAACTTGAATCATTGAAGAGTTATGCGAGTGGATTGGTTGACCATCACCATGCTCGTAGTAGCCACAACCAAAGCAGTAGCCATGTCCATCGTCGTAACGGGCTAGGTTATCCCTGCTCCCACAAGATGGGCACGGTTCATGCCTGGTGAACTCACTTTCCGCTGGGAGGATAATATCCTGCACCCCGAAGTGCATCATTAAAGACATCCTCTAGGATCGAGACGGTAGGAGCATCCTCGTCATTCTCACCGTGCTCAAAGGTTTCACTGACGACAACCTTACGGCTTTCATCACCAAACATCTGAATGGTGATCTCGATGTAGGTTTCATTCATGGTCGTTGGTTTCTTGAATGGCCTGATGTTCGTCAAGAATCTTGGTGAATTCAAACAACGCATCGATACAGTCCTCTCGGTCGTCGGGGTTGGAACCATTGAAGATGATTTCTTCAAGCATGCCAAGGTACTCATCACTGGTAATGGTTTCTACGTCAGCCATGATGTTGGGATGTTGTGATAGTGACACCAGGGGAAGCCATACTTGTCTGCCCACATGGCGTACGTGGTCTTGGAGCCTTTGTTGATTAGATTATCCGGTGCTTGAAACACCAGCCGTATATCCAAGTCAGGATTTGCTTCCTTCACTGCGATCATCTTACGACGATCAGCAGGCTTGAAATATCCCTTCGTTTCCAGCCATATCCCATTCGGTAGAAGGAAGTCCGGCGTGTAATTTGCTTGGATGATATACGGCACCTTGGTGCTCTCATATTCATAAGAGACACCAAGAGCCTTCAGGTAATCAGCAATACGCTCCTCCAATTTGGAGCGGAACTTCATTAGAACGCAAGTTCCATCTCGGGCTCCTCAGCCGATTGAACGTTTGCTTCACTCATCTTGAAACCAGGCACCCGACCAAACAGGGCAGCAGCTTCATCCATCCCCACAGGGCCAGAATCAAACGCAGCACCGTTCTTGATCTCAACCACCTGAATAGCAGTCAGCTTCAGGTTAGTACCGATGGTCGTCTTATCATTCAGGATGTAAGGCTTCTGGAAGAATCCAAGACGCACCTTACAACCCGAATAGAGCGGAAGTCCCTTATCAGTGATGGGCGTACCTTCACTATCAACAATCGGAGGTTCATTGCCCTCCTGCCAGGTGAACTTCACCTTATAACCACCTTGCTCTGCTTCTTCCCAAGGTTCGGGACGAATCACAGCACGGTTCTTGTTCTTCAGCTTGGATGATGCCCAGTCAAGGCATTCCTTACGCTCTTCTACCAGACGTTCAATCAGAACCTCATCGAGAAACAACGCAGACAGGGTGTAGCCGTATTGACTAGGCTTCAGGATGGCTTGATAACCATCGAGAAGAACAGGATCCTTGGTGACGTGGATGGTGCGAGACATTCGGGTTAACAGAAGAAGTATGTTGAGTTGAGGACTTCATTTGGATCCAGATCACCAATGATTGGTGGACCTGTCTCCGCATCGATAGCCCCCGCAAAGTCTTTCAATGCATCGTGGTTACTGAATAGCTCTTGGTAGGTTTCCCTAACAACTCTATTCAGCTTCCGCATGTCTGTTGCCCTGCATAGCACTGAGTCGTGGATGCATGTGAATGGTGCATCGAACTCAAGGAATGCAAGATGCAACAGTGATGCATCAAGACTATGAATCAGGTTGGGAGCAGTAGATGAGCGGTGTGCATTGATGTCTACTTGATCGGTGTAGCCATCGGCACACTTGACGCGGCAGCGGCCAAGAATCTGAAGCGACACCATCAATACAATGCTCTTGTTGCGACGTTGCACAACATGGAAGCCAGATGGTGTTGTCCATTGAAGTTGCTCTGTACCTTCTCGTTTAAAGGCATTGCTTACTTCATCCTTGATCCACTGCATCACCCGCATGGGGCCAGGTACTACCTCTTCCATTGCTTCCCTGACTGCATTGACAATCAATGTCAACTCATCAGGCGTAAACTCTGCACCCTTATCCTTCAATGCATCACGGATGTACTGACGGTTAGAGTGCTTAGTTGCGTTGTATGGAATCGTCATTACTGTTCTCTTGGTTACCTTACGGTCCAAGAGTGCAGCTAACTTCTCAGGTAGCTTTGGCTTGGCAGCTTCAGCAACCACCTTGTAAGCATCCTGCGGCTGTTCACCAGGCAGGACATTTACAAGACGTGCTGTTGCCTTATCCTTAGCAAGACCTGCCAGGATTTGTAATCCTGAACAGGTTGCATCTACTGCTATGGGTAGGTTTGTCCAGTCCCGTTCTTTTGTGACGATACATTGATAGTACTCAATGCACGCAGCAAGGAATTGCCAAGGTTCCTCGGCATTCTCCCATTCGCATCGGTTGACTAGTGGATCGATTGCCACAGCCTTGATGATGCGTTGAGCTTCCTCACTCTTTACCCACTCTTGCCTGTCATCCATCGTTGCCTTGTCCAACCCGTAGGTCGTAGCAACTTGGAAGCCGAGCCAATACTCAGCATCAGGAGTTAGATACGCAGCATCAGCAAAGAGCAACAGGCTCTTACCGAAGTCCGTATCTTGTGGTGACAGGAAAGCAGGAATCGGATATGCCCTCCCCCGATAGTCAAAAGACCACGGAAGATAGAACCTATCCCTTCCCTCAAACAACTCAGCCGTTGTCATGGTCATCCTGGTTCGACAACTCTTCTTGAATGCTGCTGCATTCTTGTTCATTGTCTCCGCAGTCCGACGCCTGTAGTCCTTCCTTGCTACCTCGTTGGTGGCAATGTCTACAGGCTTGACGGGCAGGGGTAGCTCGACAATCGGGAGGAACTTCCCGACTGCGATCCCCCTCTCCATCAACTCCTTGGCAACGTTGAAGATGGACTGGTTCAGCTTGTAGGCCACGTTCTGGAGCCTGTTCAGGAACTCCAGGGGCGCTTCCCCAAGCATAAGGTGGCTACCGCTCGCTGCATGCCTCACAAGGGGGTACATCTCGGCGATTTCGTTCAGCAGGTAGCCGCCTCGATCCGTGCTGCTCCAAGGCTTTGGGGGGATGATCATGGGCCAGGCCAGCGGGCTGAACAGCTCAGCTCGCTTCATGATGTCGTCCCTGATCATCAGAAGCTCAGCGGTTGGAACCACATAGTTTTTGCGGTTCCAAGAGCACCTCTCAAACCAGCCCGTACCAGCCATCACGCAATCCAACAGCCACCCTCCCAGCTTGACCCTGGTTAGGTTGCCCCAACTGGGCCAATTGATGTCTTTGCGGCCCATCAGGATGCCTGCCATCTTCGCTTTGTTAGCCGTCCCACAGGCTGAATGCCAGAAGGACTTCTTGATGTGCTGCATGTAGTCAGGATTGACCTGCTCATACCAGCGCAGCTCCAGCTCATGCTCGATCTGTGAACCGATAGAGCTGCAGACCTTGACCAACAAGTTGTGCTCATCCCTTGGGGAGAACACATGGTCAAACACCATCTTCAAAGCAATGGCAGCAGCAGCCTCTGCCTCTAGCTTGTCAAGGTACGCATGGATGTAGGCAAAGTCTTTTCCTGTCTTGCCTTCCTTGATCCTGTTGTACGTCTCGTTGATCCGGCTGGTTACATTTGGCAGCGCAGCTTCAATTGAGCTGTTACCATAAACCGTTGCACTTGCGTACACCTGATCTTCAAGTCGTAACGTATTATCCCTCAGACGCTTAAGACCCCAGGCCTTAGCCTTCTGTTCAAGCTCTAACTGTGCCTCGATCTGTTCTGGTGAAACCATAGAGAATGCCGCGCTAGACTAGGTGGTAGAACCGTTAGATGAGTGGAAGCTTTTAAACAAAAAGAGAGCCAGGCTTTTGGCCCAGCTCTCTCCACTAGTGGAACCTAGTTCTCTGAGGAACCTGAAACTAGCGCGTCTACCAATTCCGCCACATCCGCGTGGGGATTCCAGCGATGGGACTCACTAGGACTCCCGCCGCTTGGACTCCGAAACCATAGCAGATCGGCA